TTATTAACGGCGGTGGATATGGTTATCTCGTCAAAACGCAAGATTTAGAAAAGCAAGTGCCGGTACTTGATGATGTCACGCTATTGGTTGCCGCCGGAGAAGAGATCACCACCGCCGTCGGAACACTTTGTCAATTAGGCAAAGGATTATTCGCTATTTTTGACGGCCCAAAGGATCAAATAACCTCAGACAAAAAACCAGACGATGTACTTAAGCCTTATTCAGCAACTCAATATGGCGCGGTTTATTACCCCTGGCTGACCGCTGCATGGGGAGAAAATAAAGCCTCCATTGATATTCCACCCAGTGCCGTCATGGCCGGTATTTATGCCAGTGTCGATAATAGCCGGGGCGTCTGGCAAGCCCCCGCCAACGTTCCTGTTCAGGGCGGATTACAACCTAAATATCCGATGACCGACGATCTGCAAGGAAAATATAACCAAGGTAAGGCACTGAATATGATCCGTACTTTTCCTAGGATTGGTACGCTGGTCTGGGGAGCCAGAACCCTTGAAGACAGCGATAACTGGCGTTATATCCCGGTTCGTCGCCTGTTTAACAGCGCGGAACGGGACATTAAAAACGCCATGAGTTTCGCGGTGTTCGAGCCTAACAGCCAACCGACTTGGGAAGCTGTACGCCGGGCCATTGATAACTATCTCCATTCCCTCTGGCAGCAAGGCGGATTGATGGGCGACAAAGCCGAACAGGCTTATTTTGTCCAAATCGGTAAAGGCGTCACCATGACTGATGACGATATCAAGCAGGGCAAAATGATCGTCAAAATCGGTATGGCCGCTGTCCGTCCAGCCGAATTCATTATCTTGCAGTTCACGCAGAATATCGCACAATAATTGGAGGCAGCATGCCAACGACACCAACTTATCCTGGCGTCTATATTGAAGAAGATGCGTCATTATCGCTCTCTGTCAGCCACGGGAATACCGCAATACCTGTTTTTATTGGCCGTTTCCAACCTAAAAAAACTAGCTCACCCCTAAAAGCGGTACGTGTTAGTAGCTGGCTGGATTTTACCAATCTATTTAATGTCGGTTGTATTACGTCAATCGCCATCACATCGACTAAACCAACACCACCGCCTCCCACTCCGCCTTCCGAGAAAGTTGCAGGCGATGCAGCAGTTGTCGCGACTACCGATATCGCTCTTAACGCAGGTGATACAGACTCCGGTTACACTTACACTGTGACTGTCGGTACCTACACAACAAGTAGTGACGCAGTAAAACTTTATTTTCAAAATGGCGGTGGACCTTGTTATATCCTGCCGGTTGCTAATCCCCAAGATACTGCTACTTCGGCATTAATCCCTGAGTTAATTGAGCAGGCTCTGGAGATTACTTTAATCGTCTGCCCGGAACAGGATTCTTCTTACCAGAGCGCGATATACAACAGCTTAACCCCCGCATTATTGAATGCCGGCTATTTTCTGATCGCTGACAGCCAAACTAAAACCAGCATACCTGGCGTTAATGTGCAATCGCAAACCGCAACTTACTATCCAGCGGTGAAAGTCTCACAACTTATGCAAGCGGAAGATAGTGCTATAGCTGTTTCAGGTTATGAAGATGCGGAAACAAAGCCCGATGCAATCACCAATCTGTCACAACTCAAACAGAAAAATCTAGCTGTCTACCAACAAGCTACTCAAACAATACAGAACAAAATAGCCACCAACGGCAACGTCATTCCTGCCAGTGCAGTAATGGCGGGCGTGTATTGTGCCACTGACGCCAGCCGTGGTGTCTGGAAAGCCCCGGCGAATGTCGTGCTAAGCGGTATCAATGATGTCACTGAACGACTCAATGACGATGAACAAGGCACCATGAATCAACAGGGCATCAATGCTATTCGCTATTTCAATGGGCGGGGCTTTGTGGTGTGGGGCGCACGTACTCTGCAAAATGATGACAACTGGCGCTATATTCCGGTTCGACGTCTGTTTAACAGCGCAGAACGGGATATCAAGCAAGCCATGCGCACCGCTGTTTTTGAACCCAATATCCAACCTACTTGGGAGCGAGTGAAGTCAGCCATTGACAATTATCTCTATTCCTTATGGCAACAAGGGGCATTAGCGGGAAATAAACCTCAGGAAGCTTATTTTGTTCAGATTGGTAAAGGTATCACCATGTCTGACGACGACATTAAACAAGGGAAAATGATTGTCAAAGTGGGCATGGCCGCGGTACGTCCGGCTGAATTTATTATCCTTCAGTTTTCACAACATGTAGCACAGTAATCGTACTGAGACGCGGTTAAACACCGCGTCTATTCAGTCGCTAAGGAGACGATAATGGAGATAACACAGCCGAGCGTCACCGTCACAGAAAACCTGATATCCCCAAAACAGGATGACACGTTTATCGGTATACCGGTTTTTATTGGTTACACCTCATCGCCAGTCAATAAAATCGCTATCAAGCTCCACAGCCTGGCCGATTTTACCCGGTCATTTCCTGAGTCAGGATTAATGTACTATTCCGTGCGCCATTTCTTTGAAAACGGCGGCCAGCAAGCTTATGTGCTGTCACTGGGTACGGAGAAGCCATCAAGCGATTTTTCGTCATTGATCACCGCGCTGCAACAAACGTGGCTGACACAAACGATTTCCGCAGAGAACGATATTACTCTGATTATCACCCCGGATGTTATCCGCTTTAATCAGACAGAGGTTTCCTATACTCAAAGAGATCTTTGGTTAAAATTTTGGCAATCGGCGCTCAATCTTTGCAAAAGCCGACGCGGTATCATGGGATTATTGGATGCCCCAGACAATCCCACATTAGCCGCTGAGTGTTTAAAACGGTTCTCTTCCGCTGATCGACAATGGGGCGCCGTATACTGGCCGCTGCTGAAAAGCGCCTATCAGGATAACGCGCAAAACCCTATCGTACTTTCACCCACCGCCGCCGTGGCTGCCGTCATCCAGCGTAACGATAACCAACAAGGCGTCTGGACCGCGCCGGCCAACATTGCCTTAGCCAAAGTGATTAGCCCGGTCCACTCTTATATTGAAGCGAATGCCCTGTTTAACCCGGACAGCGCCTCACTGAATCTGGTGCGCAGCTTTCCCAGCAAAGGTATTCGGATCTGGGGATGCCGAACCTTGGACAACACTCCCGGTTCACTCTGGCGTTATATCCAAATCCGTCGTCTGGTTTCTTATATCGAAGCCCATATGACCCAACTAGGTCGCGCCTTTGTCTTTGAGCCTAATAACGCTATCACTTGGATGAAACTTAAAGGACAAGCCCACAACTGGTTGCGTCAATTATGGTTAAACGGCGGGCTACGAGGCACCCAAGAAGATCAGGCGTTCAAGGTGTTATTGGGTGTGGGTGAATCAATGAGTGAAGTCGATATACGGGCCGGAAAAATGATCATGAAAATCAGCCTCGCAGTCTTAATTCCGGCTGAATTTATTGAGCTAAGCCTGACATTCGATACCCGTACCGGTACCACCCGCTAAGTTAAACAGAAACAAAAGTTAAACAGAGGCAAAATATGAACAACCTCTACACCCCGGCAGTGTCACACCGTTTTATCGCCAGTTTTCTTTTTAACAACATTCCCAGTCCACTGGATATCGCCTTTCAACGGATATCGGGCCTGAGCCGCGAGCTGCAAACCACCCAACACAGCCAGGGCGGGGAAAATGCCAGAAATACCTGGCTGGCCGAAAAAATCCAACATGGCAGTCTGATGTTGGAGCGTGGCGTGATGACCGTGACACCACTCACGCTGGTGTTTGATCGCGTCCTGCGTGGCGAAAAAGCGGTCTATGCCGATGTCGTGATTATGTTACTGAATGAAAATTCGTTACCCGTGGCAAGCTGGACATTAAGCAACGCGCTACCGGTGCGCTGGTCCACCGGCGACTTTGACGCCAATAGCAACACCGTTTTGGTGAACTCACTGGAGTTGCGTTATCAAGATATGCGCTGGTTAGGAGTAAAAGTATGACCGTCGAAATTAAGGAGCTGATTATTCGGGCTAAAGTGACTGATTCCGAGAGTAATCCCATCACACGCAATCCCATCACACCACAGACATTAGCCCAAGAGACGCTGGATAACGCCCGTCTGATCGAAATCGTCAAACGGGAAGTGTTAGAGGCGTTGCGTGAAACCGGAGGCTATTATGAGCTTAATTGAACGCAGCCTGTCCAAACTCACCCTGACCGCCTTTAAAGACCGGGAAGGGAAAATCTCCGTCGGCAGCTTACAGGCCATGTATAACCCTGATGGGATTCAGCTTGATTATCAAACCCGCTACCAACAGGATGAAAGCGTTAACAATGCCAGCCAAAGCAGCCGCTATGTGCTATCACAACCCGCCGGTTTAACGTTAGTTCTGCTATTTGACGCCACTATGCCGGGCAACAACATTCCGGTAGAAACCCAACTCGCAACCTTGAAAGCCCTGTGTACGGTGGATGCCAGCACCAGCGTACCCCACTTCCTCAAAATCAAATGGGGCAAAATGCGTTGGGAAAATAAAGGTTATTTCGCTTGCCGGGCCAGTGATCTCACCATCAATTACACCCTATTTGACCGGGACGCCACCCCGCTGCGAGCCAGCGCCACTTTATCGCTGATCGCGGACGAAAGCTTTGTTATTCAAGCCACGGAACAGCAGTTAAAATCACCGCCGATCACCGCAGTCAGCGTCACCGATATGCTCTCGCTGCCGTTAATCGCCTTAGGCGCCGGGGCTTCTCTGGCTGGCGGCATTGATTACCTCACCCTCGCCTGGCAAAACAATCTGGATAATCTTGATGATTTCACCCCCGGGCAAACGCTACAGGCACAGGGGGACGCATGAAGATACCGGCGATAGACGTTAAAATAGCGGGAAAAACCCTTAACCAGTTTTCTGTCATTAGTCTGACCGTCAACCATCAAATCAACGGTATTCCCACCGCCAACATCACCCTTAACGTAGCCGGTGACGCTAACGCGATTTTCACCGCTAAAGCGCAAGCTGAACTCACCAGCTGTCGGCCAAATCAAGAACTGATCGTGAGAGTGCAAAAAACCGTGTTGTTTAAGGGGATCATTGTTCGGCAAGCGCTTAAGTTCAAAGGTCAGGACAGTCTGGTTACTCTAACGGCGAAACATCCACTGCAAAAACTCACTGACAATTTCCATTCACAGCTATTCAGCCAACAAAGTGATGAAGCCATTATCAGAAAACTATTCAGTCAGGCAGGAATACCCGTCACGATAAAACAGGCGCCTCAGCTTAAAACTGAGCATGAGCAAATGGTCCAGTTTCGCTGCCATGACTGGAAATTCTTAAAAAGCCGACTGGCCGCCACCAATATCTGGTTATTACCCGGTAACGAAACGGTCACGCTGGCGACGCCGGAATCACTTAATCAGTCAACGGTGCACACGATTAAACAACGTGCCGGCGATCAAGGCATTGTTCTGTTTGAGGCAGATCTGCAATGGGATAACCGGCACAACCCCAAAACAGTGAGCGTACAATCCTGGAATATCGCACAACAAAAACTGTCTCAGGCCACTCAGGCAAAAAACAGTCGGCTTGGCAGTAGTCAACTCGCGCCAGACAGTTTGGCAACTTTGACCGATCAGACATGGCAATGGGTTTTCAGTTATCCGCAAGATAATGAACAAGCCAAATACCTTGCGCAAGGCATCCTGAATAACCTGCGCAGTGATAACGTCTCCGGCAATGTTGAAGTTGCAGGGAATAGCCGCTATCAACCGGGGGATGTTCTGGCGTTAAGCGGCTTTGGTCAGGGAATGGATGGCAAAGGCGTTATCACCGGCGTCAGTCAGACCATCAATCAACGGCAAGGTTGGCGTACCCGGTTAACTCTGGGTTTGTTGCCGGAGACAGAACCGGCGGTCCCGCAGGTTAAAGAGCTGCATGTAGGGATTGTGGAGAAATACCAACAGGACAAACAGTCACTAGACCGAATTCCGGTCAGGATACCGGCGTTAAATTTAACCAACAGCGTGCTGTTTGCCCGACTGGGTAAACCTTACGCCAGTCATGAAAGCGGGTTCTGTTTCTACCCGGAACCGGGGGATGAAGTGATTATCGGCTTTTTTGAATGCGATCCCCGTTTCCCGGTGATATTAGGCGCTATGCACAACCCGAAAAATAAAACACCGATAGAACCTAGTGAGAAAAACCCAATAAAAACCTTGGTCATTAAACAAGGGGATAATCAGCAAGAACTAATATTCAATCATCAAGATAAAATTGCCGCTCTTAATAGCGGGAAACATTCATTATCTCTGCAACAGGATAAAGATATCACGCTAGATTCGGCCAAGAATATTATCACTAAAGGTCAGGAAATTAACCTACAGGCGGAAAAATCCCTGTCAGCCACAGGAAAGTCCGGCGTCGATATTAAAGGTGCGAAAATTAACTTAACACAATAATAGGACAGCAAAATGACAGACAACATATTAGCCGATATTTATGGCCGGGGTTGGGCTTTTCCGCCACAATTTTCTATCCAAGATAATGCACACTCAGAAATACCCACCGGTGTCCAAATGGCGGCAGGCGCGGAAAATGTTCGCCAAAGCATGAAAATTCTTTTTCTCACTGAACCCGGCGAACGGATTATGCGTGAAGATTACGGTTGTGGCCTGAATGATTATCTGTTTGCCAATATCAATGATGCACTGATAGCAGAAATCCAAACCCGAATTGAAGAACGGGTATTGCGTTATGAACCACGTGCGGAAATCACGATAATTCAGGTCAATCAGAGAACGGACTTGCCCAACACCCTGCATGTTCAGGTGACTTACACCCTGAGAGGGAGCGAAATCAACCAACAAATTGATGGCATCCTTGAAGTCAGCGAAGGCCAGGTGTGGGTGCATCTATGAGTAAGCAACTAGTGGTGGATGGCGACAATCTGCTATTTGAACCGTTATTCGGCAACCGGCAAGTCACCCTTCTAGGGCCGGCGACCATCAGAGGCAGCGGGCACGCCCAGATCCAAGGCAAAAAGATCGCCATTGTGGGTGACGAAAAAAAGGTCCAATTTCAGGCGCAATATATTACCCCTAGCCACCCGATACCCGGTATGGGAATGGTCACCATTGCTCAATTGGATGCCAGCCAGCA